CAAGCTCACATCCGCCATGCAGAAGGCGTTTCAGGCGGGTCTCACAGAACCCATGTTTGACACCAACGAGCTGCGCAAGGTGGTGGACTTTGAGGAACGCACCGACGACGGCATGCCGACCGAGGGCGGCCCGGGCGTGCAGCCGGCGCCAGTTGATCCGGCCATCAAGCCGGCACCTGCAGCGTGATCAGCCAGCGCCCACCAAACCCGATCATTCCCGGCACCCTCAAGGACCGAACGGGATCGCTCGGCATACTGCGCCGCGCGGTACGCGAGATCAACGCACGCTTTGCCGGACTGCAAACCGATGCCCTGGCCATCTTCGACTCGATCCGTATCTATGGCGCCAACGACACCGCCATACCTGTTGATCGGACCATCTACGCCCTGACGCCCGATGAGTTGGCGGCCACGGCCCAGGCACTGCAGGATGCGCTTGACCGATGGATCGAGGCTGGCAGCAACACCAACCGGGTTGCGTGGTGGGACCAGTACGCGGCTGACGCCTCGCAGATGGGCGCTGCCCAGTCGGTCACCAATCTCACAAACCTGTCGCCTGTGTACGCTGCCGGCCGCAGCCTGCAGCACGTCATTTACAGCGAGCCCTACCGAAACCGCGTGGCCATGGCTCAGATCAAGAGCTATGAGCACTGGACAGGCATGGAGGCGTCCATGCGCTCCGAGCTTTCGCAGATCATCGGGCGGGCGGTGGTGGACGGCAAAAACCCAAAGGCCGTGCGCACCGAGATCATGACCAGGCTGGACGTGAGCCGGTCAAAGGCCGCGCAGTTTGCGCAGACCGAGATCACGGACACGCTCAGGCAAGCAAGGTGGGCCGAGTCGGACTATGCAACCGAGCAGTTCGGGCTGGATATCCGCATGCTCTGGACATCGGCGCTGCTGCCGACAACCAGGCCTACGCATGCGGCCAGAAGCGGCAAGGTTTACTCAACTGACGAGGTGCGTGACTTCTACAGCAAGAACGGGAACCGCTACCGCTGTCACTGTGGGCAGACAGAGTGCCTGCTTGATTCGGATGGCAATCCGATCCTTACCCGGGGCCTGAAGGACAAGATGCAGGCCGAGAAGTCGGCGTGGGAGGCGGCGCAGGACGGCGCTGTGTCTTCCTAGCATTCGACTCATGAACTCGAAACGCGTCCACATCCTAAGCGCCGTAAACGCGGCCAATGTCAGCAAGTCGGGCAGCACGTACACCATCAAGGAAGTGTGTGGCGCGACGGATGACATTGTCATGAACTCGACCATGTACCCGGCCGACCAGTTGGCCGCCGGCATTGCCTCTCTTGAGGGCAAGCCCGCTCCGGCAGGCCACCCCAAGAACGCATCAGGCCAGTACATCAGCGCCTTGAATGGCGAGGCCCTGGCATCTGCCTGGATTGGCAGCTACGCCAAGAACGCCCGCCACGAGTCGGGGCGATCGCTGGTTGACATCGTTGTCAATGAAGCACAGGCCAAAGCCCACCCGGACGGCGCCAAGCTGATCGATCGCCTGGATGCCGCCATCAACGGCACGAACACCGAGCCCATCCATGTCAGTACCGGCCTGGTTCTTGACCCTGTGCAAGCCAATGGCGAAAGCCGCGGCAAGAAGTACAAGCGCATTGCCACGAACCTGCGCTATGACCATTTGGCCATTTTGCTCAACGAGCAGGGCGCAGGCACGCCGGCAGAGGGCGTCGGCATGTTTCTGAACTCGGCCGGCGACCCCGAGCCCGTAGAAGTGGTGCAGGCCAACACCGAAGCCGAAGACAAGCGCAGCACCGGCCTGAAGGCATGGATCAAGCGCCTGATCGGCAACGACTCCACAGATCTGAGCTTTGACCAGATCACATCCGCCCTGTATGCGCTCATGCCATCGGATGCCTGGCTGCGCGACGTTTTCGACAAGTACGCCGTCTGGTGCGACAAGGATGGTCGGTGCTTCAAGCAGGACTACGCGGTTGGTTCTGACGGCTCCGTAGCATTCACCAGTGATCCGGTCGAAGTTGTTCGACAGGTCGAATACAAGCCCGTCACCAACCGTCAAGAGGTGGACCCAGTGAAAGACAAGATCCTCGCCGCGCTCAATGCAGCCGGTATCAACGTGGAAGGCAAGGACGACGTCCAGCTGCTGGAAGCGTACAACGCCCTGCAGGTCAAGCCGGTGCAGGACAAGCTCAACGCCGCCAACACCAAGGTGGCCGAGTTTGAAGCAAACGCCGCAGCCGCACGCGATGCCGAGGTGTCAACCCTGGCAACTGCCCTGGCTGTCAATTCATCGCTGACGGTTGATGACCTCAAGAAGCTGGGCCTGGATCGCCTGAAGGAAATCCAAGCCAATGCCAAGGGTGCCGCGCCTGTTGTTGTTGGTGGCGCAGGCAATGGCAATACCGAATCAGAGTTCAAGGGCTACTCCCTGAATTCCCACCTTGAAGGAGCCAAGTAATGGCCAATCGTGTCTATCGCGGCCCCAACGACCGCCAACCCAAGACGATCACAAGCAAGACTGTTGCGGGGGCGTATCTGCCCTGCACATTCGTGACCGAGGGCGCGTCCACACTGACACAGGCCACGGCCTTCGCTGCGAATCTGCGCCTGCTGGGCAATCGCGACTACTACAGCGACGGAGCTCTGACTGCCACCGACCCCCTGCTGACGGCTTACGCCTCCGGCGACGGTGGCGTTGCCCACGTGCTGGAAGTCGGCCAGACCTATCAAGCCGCTGTGGCTGCTGCCACCTACACGTTCGGCCAAGAGCTGACTGTGGGCGCATCTGGCCGCCTGGCTGCTGCCTCTTCGGGCAATACCGTGGTCGGCTTCTTCCGCTCGACTGGCGCCGCCAAGTCTGCGGGTGATCTGGTCGACTTCGAGGTCGCCAACTTCTACACCAAGGCTTAAGGAGGCCATATGCTGCTTTTCACTCAAGAGCAAGAGCTGGCCATCAACGCGGCCCGTGAAGGCTTCAACCGCACCCAAACGGCGCTGGCCGCCAACCACAGTGACGTGGTTGGCAATGCTGCCCCGATCCCTCTGGATGCATGGCGCCGTATCGACTCGCGCGGCGCCGCCATTCAGCGTGACCGCTTGACGGTGTTCAACCGCCTGGCCGCTGCTGACAGCACGCCTGTTGGCATCGGCGATCTGGTTTCGTACTTCCCCAAGATCAGTGATTCGGGTGAGGTCCATGTCTCCATGGATGGCCGCAGCGAAGGCAATGCCGACCAGGCTGTGGTGAAGTACGAAGGTACGCCGATCCCGATTCTGGACGCCTTCGCTCGCTTCGGCTGGCGTCAGGCTGCCGTCTCGGCAAAAGGCACGATCCAGCTGGACACGGCAACCATCACCAACCATCAGCGCAAGGTCGCCGACAAGCTGGAAGACATGGCCATCAACGGCCTGTCCTCTGTGGTTGTCGGTGGTCAGACTATCTACGGTCTGCGCACATTCCCGCAGCGCACCACGCAAGCGCACGGCCTGACGCTGCAAAGCGCCACCGGCGCCCAGTGGCTGGCCATGTTCGAAGACCTGCTGCAAAACCACCTGGCTGACAACGCCTTCGGTCGTGCAACGATCTTCCTGAACTACGCCGACTACCTCTACATCGACGTGAATGAGTTCGTTGCGGGCTACCCCAAGACGATCCGCCAGCGCTTGGCCGAAATTGGCTCTGTGGCTGAAATCGTTCCGGCATCCAAGGTGCCAGTGAACGAGGTGCTGAGTGTTGCTGACCTGGCCACAGGCGAGTGGGGCACCATCCTAAACGCCATGCCATTGGTCACACGCCCCAAGGCCCGCCACAACCCCGAAGATGACTATGTGTTCGGTGTGATGGCTGCTGCTGCACCTCAGTTCAAGAGTGACTATGACGGTCGCTCTATGATCGTTCACGCATCGGTGTCCTGATCATGGGCAAGCACACCATCACTCACCTGAAAGCACCTTGGCCCCTCGGGGCTAAGGTTGGCGACGTGATCGAGCTTGCGCATGTGCCCGCCTGGGCGATGGGCAAGTGCTCGCCGGCTGGCGATGATGCCGAGGTAACTGCGGCTTTTGAGTCCAAGGCGATCACGGTCAACATCGTGCCTAACGACGAGGCGCTGGAAGCCGAATCAAAGGCCCAAGCAGAAGCGCAGGCGCTTGCGGACGCAGAAGCCAAGGCGAAGTCTGAGGCCGAAGCCCGTCAGGCGCTGGAAGCAGAAGCCAAGGCCATGGGCGTTGAGTTTCGCGCCAACATCTCCGACGAGAAGAATCTTGTATACATCTTATTTTTTTTGTGGGTTGATCATTCAGACTGGGATATTTTTAGATATTTATCATTTTAATCTAAATATAAGCAATATCATCTGGGAAGCAAATTTTTGCTCAGTAAAAGCCTTTCAAACATCTCGAGAATCTCCTCCTTGTTTGTTTCTCGTTTGATTCTTTCTTCCTATAAAGAATTCAGTAATAGCCTTTTCAAACTTTCCACGTAAATTTTGGCCTGTTCACCAGTGTGTGGGATCATCTGTTGGGCACGTTCCAGTCCGCGACCAACACACCGCGGGCCGGGCAGATCGGCGTGTCCGGTCGGCCCGACTATCCAAGGGAGTATTTTCAACAACTCGCCGAACCGTTTCGACGTG